AAGTCTATAAAGACACCGAACACGCGAGGTCTTTCATTCGCACAATTCGTGGAAAGAATGGCGAATTAAAAAGAAAAACCACAATAGATAAAAAATTGTTCGAAGAAAAAACACGACCACTTAATCCATTTGCGCTCCCAAAGTCGTACGCTAAAAAACGCAGACACGTCGAAGTGAAGGGAACGAAGTTTTTAATTCTTTGCGATTTGCACTTTCCTTACCAAGATAACGAAGCTATTGAGTGCGCTATAAATGAAGGCATAAAACAAGGGTGTGATTCAATCATTTTGAACGGCGACGCGTTAGATTGTCACATGATTAGCGACTTTGTTAAGGATCCGCGCAAACGTAAATTCAAAGACGAACTTTATTCTATTCGTCAATTCTTAGCGTCGCTTAGACACACGTTCCCAAACGCAAACATTTACTACAAAGAAGGCAACCACGAAGAACGTTACTGGAGATATATGAGAATCAAAGCACCAGAATTGTTTGACATCGACGCGTTTGATTTTCCTTCATTGACGCATTGCGACAAGCACGACGTGAAATGGATTGACGGAAAGAGCAAACTGAACATCGGTAAACTTTCTATCTTTCACGGACACGAATTTGGAAAGCAATTCCTACCTTCGGTTAACGTAGCGCGTGGGTTGTTTATGAAGACAAAAGTAAGCGCGCTTTGCGGACATCATCACCAGACAGCAGAACACAACGAGCGCGACGCTAACGGTAAGTTTATTACTTGTTGGGGTGTCGGCTGCCTCTCTGAGTTGTCCCCAGATTATAATCCGTATTCAAAATACAATCACGGATTTTGCATTGTAGACAAAGGATCGAATGGTAATTATAGCGTTAAGAATTACAGAATACACGAAGGAAAAATACTATGAACAGAAATATACTCGCAGCATTACTGTTGTTTTTTGGAACTTCAATCCTTTGGTTGCTACTTTGCTGGCATTGGTGGGGAAAGAAAGATTCAAAAGACTTACACGTTGAACTTCAAAAACAAGATAGCGTTATCAATTACAACGCAGGGGAATACCAGATGCTACTTGAAGAACAATTAGAACTACAAGAACAAATTGCTTACTATGAAAATGCTCAACTTACAGCCAAAACCACCTATAAAAGAAATCGTTCTGCTATTGTTATTCGAGATACTATTACTCGCGTTGATGTTATCCGTTTGGTGAACTCATGCGATAGCGTTATTGCTTCCGATTCGCTCGTTATTGACAATCTCAAAGAACAATTAAACATCGAAGGCGAAAAGATTGACAACTTGCAAGAAGTCGTTGGAGCTTATGAACAGAAGTCGGTGTTGTTGAGCGAAGAAATAAACACTTTGAATGCTGATAAAAAGAAATTGGAGAAACAAAAAAAGCGCAGAAACCGCGCCTTAGTTGTTAGTTCGTCCGTCGCTATTTTGTCGACGTTTGTTCTGTCAATTTTACTTTAGATTCTTCAACGAAGAACTTCAAAGAGAACTGGATAGCTTCGCTTAAAAAAGTGTTGCGACTATTCTCTCCACGTTTCTCGTCAATCTCGTTCCACAGGTCTTTGTGCAAGTACACGCAGATACCTTTCTTAGTTTTGCTCTGCGCCATCTTCTTTTGTTTTAGTCATCATTGAACCAATCATAAGCGCAAGATAGATTTTCTCTTTCGCGTTTAAGTCTTTCCGCTGTGAAAGTTCCAGAAGAATGTCTCCTAATATCTTTCCTTGTTGGAAATAGGTTGCTATTGAATTAACGATTTCTCGTTCGCGCTCGTATGTCATTTTGAGCGTTTCATAAAGTGGTGTTTGTTTCATTATGCTAAATTATTAAATTGTTTTTATCCGACAACATATTGTCCATAACTTGGATTGAGTTCGAAGTACATACGCATCATTATAGCGTCGGCAACGTCTGGAGATATTCCTTCTCTGTTCTTGATAACGTCTTTCGGGGTTACTTGAAGTTTACCGTCAACGTCTGCGCGGTGTCGCTTAATCATTTCTAACTCACGAATGATTTGTTCTTTGCGCGTATTTGAAAGAATCGTTACCTTGTTTTCTTCAACGTATTGAGCCAATTTATAGTAACATTCGCTTTTCAGATTTTGGTATTGCTGGTGCTTTGGTTTTGATCCGTTGACAAACCCGCGACACTTAAGAAAATCAACCACTCCACCGCCAACTCCGTCTTCGTCGCACACTACGTCTTGCAATAAAATTGAATGCTGTTGACACGTTAAACGAATTTTGTTTACAACTTCGTCTAACGCTGCTCTATTGAGTTCAATTATATCAATTATAGTTAGTCCTTCCCAAACGCAAATGATTGTCCTGTCCTTACCAAAACGCGCTATATCGGCTGTGATGTACTTCTTTCCTTCGTTGATTACTTCGTTTCTAAACATTCGAAGTAGGTTCTCCGTTTGAAACAACTTGTCGCTGTCGTCGTCAAACTCCCAGTTGCCCTCTAAAAGTCTTTTGCGGTCGTATTCGGGAAGGCGTCTAAGAGATTCAATGTAAGCAACAGGAAGGAACGGATTGTCCTGCGGTAACGCTTGCACAAACGCGCGGTGTGAAGGCAATTCGTTGCGGTTGTTCTTCATGTAGAACTCGTTGTAAAGCCACCCCTTAGACGGATTGCAAGAAAGAAAACCTTTCGGAATAAGACCGAACTCGTTTAACTTGTAACGGCAGCGAGAGTGAACAATGCTGACCGCTTTTTCTGTTACTTCGGAACACTCGTCAATAAAGTAGTCTGTGATTTCTAACGATCCAAGTGAATTGAAGTTAACGTCCGAAGGGTACGCGAATAAGTCTTTCAAAACAATTTCGCTTCCGTTGAAGAACTTAATCACGTTGGATTGTCCGTTGAACGTGTAGTGTTTATTCGCTATCAATCCGAATTCTTCAGCAGTTTCAAAGAACGTGTTTAAGGTCGTCTTTTTCAACGTGTCTAATTTGCTACGTCCAATAAGAGAACGTGTCCCTGCGTACTTTAAACGACGCTGAATCTGCCACATACAACCGAACTTCGTCTTTCCACCACCTGCCGCACCACCATAAAGAACTTGTTCAACGATGCTGTCGGTGTTCAAATAGTTCAAAGCTTCAACTTGACGCGGTAGGTATGTTGGTTTGTAAGGTGTCAAAATAGTTTTAGTTGTAGTTTTTCTAACCTATCCATTTCAGCAATTACCTTGAAAATCTCATAAGCAACTTGCGGAACGATTGCATTTCCGTAGCCCTTTATACTTTCTTGTCGCCATTTAGGAAAGGTAATTCCGTCCAATTCGGTGGGAAGCCCATCATTTCCGCCACAAATCGGGGATTGAGTCGGGAAGGTTTCCCAATTTGATATTTTGCTCCTGCTATTATTGGTGCTACATCGTTCAGTTTTGCTCCAAACATTGTTCCTGTATTGTCCGATTTCCTCGCCCATCCCGTTGCAGTTTGAGTTATTTGATCTGGTCTCTTCGGTGTGCCTATTATGTCTGATACTGTTGGTGTTGGTAGAAGACCCATTGCAGCCATTTGCTTCAAGGGATTCTGTAAATTCACTCCTTTCGCAGCGTGTCTTTCCTGTGCTTTCTTGAATGTCTCCTCTTTTCTCGGAGTGTTGTAATCGGAAGCATTCGGAGTTGGTAGCATTATAAGCAACAAACCAAACTCTATCTCTTCGGTGTGGCGCACCGACGGCACAAGCTGGCAATAATATCGGTTGTACTTCGTACCCTTGACTTTCCAAGTCAATACACACTTCTTCGAAGACCATTCCCCCGTTCCAATTAGTAAGTCCACGAACGTTTTCGCCCACAACGTAGGTTGGCTTAACTTCTGAAATGACTCGGAGCATATGCGGCCAGAGGTGTCGCTCGTCCTCTTTCCCAAGTCGCTTGCCTGCGCTCGAATATGGTTGGCATGGGAATCCTCCTGTGAGTATGTCAATTGTTCCTCGGTGAATAGAGAAATCTGTCTTTGTAATGTCTTCATAACTGATTGAGTTTGGGAAATAATGACTTAAAACTTTGCGTGGGAAGGGCATCCATTCACAATGGAATGTATTGTTCCATCCCATCCATTCAGCGGCTAAATCAAAGCCACCAATTCCGCTAAACAACGATCCGTGATTCATTGCTTCGACAAATATAATTTGTACAACTCACGCATACCTTCGAAGCGAATCGATTCCTTCAACAGCATTCTTTTGCGGTCGCTCATGCGCTCAACCATTGACTGAACGAGCTGTTGTTCGAAGTAGATGTTCTTCTTCGCGTTAGCTTTGCACAACCTGTATTCTTCTTCGGTGAAGGTGTCAGCGTTTATCTGTTTACTTTCTTCGAGCCACCGCATAAGCGAAACCGCACGAATCTCGATTACTGTGTACTTTCCCTTCTTATAATTGTGTAAGTCTTCCGCTAACATTCTTCTCCAACTGTCGTCGTTAATAGCCATTTCTTTTTCTTTTAGTTGTTTAGATTGTTCTTCTTTTGCTTCCGCGATTTCATTTTGAATTTGCAGGTTCGCCTTGTCGCGATGTGGTTTGTAGTGCGTCAACACGTCACCAATAAACACTACGCTCAATGCTCCGAAGTGTTCGCATTTCTTTGACAGTTCATTCGCAGCGTTCAATTCAAAGGCAAGATTGAAGTGTTCAAACGTAACCCACCTAAAGTGTTTCCCTATGAACTCATGCAACATTTGAAGTAACTGCGCCTCTGGAAGCGCGATGCCGTACATGGCGCAGACCTTAGAACACAACTTTACGAACGCAGGTAGTTCGTAATCGGCAACGAACGCGCTTTCGCGTTCTGCACGATCAACCCTTTGTGTAATGCTGAGCGTCGTTGTAGATGCGCTGCGCAGCATCGGAATCGAATTTTCCATTTTTGATTTTAGTGTTTTGTTGGTTTGTAGTTACAAAAGTAGATAAGTCCCATTTACGAACGGCCGCCTTCCAGTCTTTCATTTGATTGCGTCCGACCTTCCAACCGTTGGCTTCGTAGTGTGCATGAAATTTCTCGGTAAATGCAAGCGCGTCTTTGTCACTTAACTTTTCGCAAGCGTAGTCGTATATTTCAACAACAGTTGGTTTAACGAATGGCGACTTCTTTTCTTTTGCGATTAGCGTTGGTGCTGTTTGAACTTTCAACAGTTCCTGAACCTGCGTTTCGAGAATTTCGATTCTCTTTTTGAGTTGTAGTATTAGCATTTTTTGAAAATTAAAACGTTTTGATGAATTTTAACAAGTTTTTGACTTTTCATATTTCCATTTGCTCTCATTGAAGCACTTGCTACCGCATTTAATAATATAGCTTCATTATAAAATTTCATTCCGCACTTTTGAAAAGCTCTAATTGTATCTGGTACAAAACCAATATAATTACCTTTTTTATCTCTAACTTCTCCAACAACAAAACAAGCGTATGCGTCAACTTTTAATAATTTACAACTTTTTTCAATGATGCTTTCATAAAGTTCTAAAAATTCATTATAAGGTTTGTTGCTTATGTCACCTTCTAAATCACTATAAACTTCTAAATCTGCATAAGGTGGACAACTAAAAACAAAATCAAACATATTTTCGCAATTAAAAAAAGGGTGTTCGTTATCATAGTCATTTAGAAGCACGTTTGAATCTCCAACATACCATTGAGGTTGGTTGTTTACATCTAAAATATCAAGAGCTTGTTCTCTATTGCTATCAATTTGCTCTTGTCTAATATCAATACCTGTGTATTTATACCCTAAATAATTGGCAACAATACCGCGAACACTTCCACCTGCAAATGGATCTAAAATGCGTCCACCTTCTTCACAAAACCAATGATATAAAACTTCGCAAAGAGCTGGATCAAAAACGCTTATGTAATTATCTTTATTATCATAATTTTCTTTTTTAGATATTTGTCTATAATTATCCGTACCTGTTATTATTGCTTTGCTATTTCTGCCGACTTCACTTTTTAATCCTTTAGAAATCCATGCTTTTTTTCTTCTTTGCCAAGTTCCTGTTTTTGTATCTAAAATACTAAAAGGAGGTTCAATAAATTTATCTCTTAAAAGTTCATCTTGAATAATTTCATTACCGAATAAATCAAATTCTTGTTTCATAGTTTTAATTTTGTTTTTTAGTTTAGTCCCACCCTTCCCCTTTCGCGTCGTCGTCTGCGTCGTCCCACTCTTGACAATCGAAGCACAATTTTATTTCTCCGTCGTCGTCGACGTGTTCGTAAGCGGTGTCCCAGTCTTCAAGTTGTTGGTCGCGCAATACTTCGTCAACGCGTTCTCCGAGTTCTTTGCTTTCGCAGTTCGGACAAAAGATAAGTTCTGATTTCATTTTTTTAGTTGTTTTTTAAGTTTGATTTCTTTTTGATGTTCTAAATGCTCGACAAATTTAGTATAAAACTTCATTGGTTTAGCATAACCCATTTCTTCGAGAATAAAACAGATGCGCTGAACGTTGGCTGCGTAGTTCTTGTCGCACTCAATCTGCCAGCTCACCTGCTTCACTCCGTGCATGACCGTTGCGTGATCCTTGCCGTAGTGCTTACCAATACTTTCATAACTCTGAAGGTAGCAAGGACGGATAAGAAAGAAAATTACTTGTCGTGCCGTTACAATCTCACGTCGTCGCGTTGGTGTGTACAATTGCTGCGAAGGTATTCCAAGAACAGAGCAAGTAATATCTTCAAGTGCTGACCAAAACATCTCACGTTCGTTCTCCAGTTCCTGTTGAATCTTTATTTGCTGCGTCGTTAATCTTTCGTAACGTGGTGTGAGCATGAGCCACAATGTTTCGAAGCGTTCCATGTGCCTGAATGGTATCATGTCAATCATCTCTTGTCTAATCTGCTCGTTAGTCATTTTCTTCGTTGATTAATTTGGTGGGTGTAAAGGTTGAAAAAACTTCTTCGCGAGATAGACCTGTGTGAAGACAAATGTTGTTGAAGTCTTTTATTCTCATTCGCTCTGGGTGTGTAACGTAAAGTCGTGCCGTTGGATCACTTATGCGAAGAACGTTCTTGAAGTTAGCCATTGTCTTAAAGTTAATCTTGACAAGGCGACCGAATGGAGTTGAATAGATTTGCTTGTTCATTTTCTTAATAGTGGTTTAATCAACTGCTCTTTCTTCTTGTTGTCGTCGTGGTTCGTTCCGCGTAGCTGTGGGTTGTGTTGCTTAACCAAACGCGCAATGCGTGTAATGTTGTCCGCGCTGACGTACTTACCGCTTTCGTACATAGCAAAGAAGTTGCTTGTTATGTCTTTGCGTTCGTCGAATTGTTGTTCCCAAACTTTCACGCAAAGTGCGTTATTGTTGTTGCGAAGAAATTTGTACTTCTTAAGTAGTTTCTCAACGCGGTTTTCAAGGCTTACTAATTTTTTCATTTTGTAGGTTTTAAGATTAAGAGAGGGTATATTTCAACCCTCTCATATTAATTTAGAACGGCATATCGTCCGTGTCGTCCGTTACACTTGTTAGACCGCTTTGTTCAAGCATTGCCTTCGCTTTGTTCATTTGATCCGCAGCGCGGTCTAAACGTTGGCTAAATTCAGCAGAAGAACTCACTTTGTTTTGTAGCCACTCTGGAAGCATCTTAAAACGAAGGTCGAAGTCTTCGCTGTCGTAGTCTAAAAGAAACGCTGCGTTAACCTGTGGTGGGCAAGTCATTCCTTTTGCAAGTGGCGACGCTCCTTTTAAGTCTGCGTAGTTACGTCCTGTGTTCGCTGTGCGGTGCATTACGGACACCATTGCTTCTTTGCCTAACAAAGTACCGATGTCGAATTTAGACGCTTCAGAATCGGACATTGCCTTACCAAGCCAAGATTGAACGAAAGCGCGTAGTCCACTCTTTTCGTGCATCGACAAAGTGAAGTCGCGTCCAATTGAGAACGGTTGTTCACCTTTGCCGAAGTCAGCGGTTTCAAGTGGTAGTTCGAACACTAAGCGAACTTTGTTTACTAACTTTTCTTCACCTTGATAAGTGTCGACAATAGTGCCGATGTGGATGATTTGGTAGCAACGCGCTACGTGTGTTCCTGCGGGTACTGTTTGACCTTCGCTGTTGTTTGATTGTTGGGCAATTATGCTCATGTTGTTGTTTATTTGGTTTTGATTTATATAATTTTCAAACTTGTTTGCGAGTTTAGTTTCTTCGTTCTGCCAGAACCATTCGTTCTCCGACATTTGTTCTTCCTCGCTTTGTCTTTTGTAGTAACCCATTTAGATATGGTCGTCGAATATGTTAACATCGAAACTAAATGTAACACCGTCCTTTTCTAACGTCACAAAGTCAAGGTCAAATTCAGGATCGTCGTTGCGAAAGAAACGCCCGCGCAAATTAATGGTGTACATATTATCGAGGTCGTCGATGAAAACAAGGTGTTGTGTTTCGTCTACTTCGAACCAACCTGTTACGTCGTCGTTGTAGTTGTTTGCAATTGATTTGATTCGTTCGTTCAACGTGCGTATATCTTCGTCGTTAAAACAGTAAGTGATTTTTGGACAGTACATAGTTTATTTGATTTTAGTGGTTACAAATGTATTCAATTAATTCATCGTTCCAACGCGCTTCTGAAAGTTTTTGACATTTCTCAATGTTGTCTGCGACCTCGTTGTGAGTTAGGTTGTACGCGTTAGCACTCGAATAAACACAAACAAAGTTAGATTTCTTTTGGGGGTTCTGGTAGTTCTTTGAAAGGCGTTGTATCAAGGTTGTACAATACTCGTTCAAGTTTATCAATTCGAAACTCACAATACGAATCCCAATCCAATGTTCCATTTCTCTTATCACCCCAATAATTTTGGGTGATGATAATAGCTTCACGAATTTCTTTGAACTCTTGTTCAAATAATAACGGAGTGACATAAAGGTTTTTTTCATTGCTCATTTTGATTTTAGTTTTTAGATTTCTTTTGTTTCTAAGATTGTTTGTATTGGTACGAAACATGCCGCTTTGTCAAATTCTTCTTTGGCTTCTTCGTAAGTTCTAAAAATACGTTGATAAGTACCATCAACTTTTATCCAATACTTTGTTCCGTTGTAGGCTTGTTCTTCAATTAATTCTACTTTCATTTGTTTGTTGTGTTTGGTTGTTGTTCTAATTGTCTTGTTTGTTCGTCAATCGTTCCTGCGATTAACATTCCTGCGAATAGTATCGCAATGTAGAGTAGTGTTTTTTTCATTTGATTAAAATTTTAATGATGAATTCAATAATAATGATTTTGCTTCGCTATATCCTGCAATTGCAATTTGCTTCAATTGGCTAACAATAATTTCCTTTTCTCTTGATGATAAATGATTTAACATTTCATAACCTTCAAAAAGATTCATTGCTGACTCAATAGAATCAATAACTAATTCTGATTTTTTTTCCATTTTCATTTTGTTTATCTTTGGTGTTGTTGTTAATTGTTTGACAAATATATGCTAAACTTTTGAGATAGCAAGAAAAAAATGAATTATTTTTTGTAAAAATATCTAACTGATTGAAAATGAACGTAAAAACTTTTAAGAAAACGTATAAAAAAAGTGCGACAAAGCGTAAAGCATCACCCGAATCTGAATCGAACCAACAAGAAATAGTAATTAAGTACCTTCGCTTAGCATATCCCGACGCTCTTTATTGCGCTTCAGCAGGCGGAATGAGAACAAGTTACTTGCAAGCGGTTAAGATGAAGCGTACAGGTTACGTCAAAGGGTTTCCCGATCTGTTTATTTACGAACCACGCGGATCGTTCTTCGGTCTTGCTATTGAAATGAAGAAAGAGAAAGGTGGTACTGCATCACCTGAACAAAAGCGGTGGCAGGAACAATTAAGAAACAGGGGGTATTGTTCTTATATTTGTAAAGGTAGCGAAGAAGCAATCAAGGTAATAGATGAATACTTTAAGATGTGACACTTGACCATTACATAGAAGGTAACTATAAACGTTTCAAAGAACTTGCGAAGAACATTTCGCGAGGTGAAGATTACTACGAAGATTTGCTTCACGATTCTTTGCTGTCTATGTTTGGTTCGAAGCACATCGAGAATCTAATCGACACAGGCGACTTTGAGTTCTATCTCATTCGTGTTATGTATCTTGCAGTCAACAGTCCAACGTCGCCATTTTACCGCCAAACAATTGCCTGGAACAGAAACAGACGCGACTTTAAGGAATACGCGCACGAAGTTGACAAGACGTGGTTAGGCGCACGCATGACCAACGAGCAACTGGATATTCTTATAAGTCGACTAACCGAGTTCGAACGATTGATATTTCAAGAATACATCTTTGAAGGTTTCACCTACCGAGAATTTTCTAAACAGACAGGAATACCAACGGTATTTTTATACCGAACAATTGATTCAATAAAAACTAAAATAAGAGCAAATGTTATTCGCAAAATCAAATGAGTATAAGCGACGTTTAGAAATATGTCGCACCTGTAAATTCTTCGAACCTTCAACACAAAGCTGTGGCCCATTGATCGTGGGTGGCGAAGTGGATGCAGAAGGAAATGTATTTGAAACAAAATACGAAGTGTTGTTTCGCAAGAAGTCGATAAAACTTTGCGGCTGTGTTATGCCGATAAAAGCAAAGCTTGCCTTCGCATCTTGTCCAGCGTCAAAATGGAACGGTGTTCTTTCTATGGAAGAACAAATTGAGTTCAAACGATTCTTGCTCGATATGAAGGCGCAGGGACGTCTTGAGCAGAAAGATATGCTGAAGTTCTATTCGTTCAAGGATAAGGCTACAGGAGCGTTCAACGAGCGTTCAACGTGTCCGCCTTGCGTAAAGAAAGACATCAATACGTTTTTAGAATCGATGAAGGACGTTGATGTTGATTTGAACAATTAGAAACTTAAAACTATTCAAGCAACTTTTGGAAGTACAAACGTATATTTGTATAGTCAAGTATTAATTAGCATTACCCCCTTTTGTTTGGTACTTGACGGCACGAAACAATTGGGGGTATATTTTTTATCGTCGGGAGTATTAAACGGCAGGGTAGAAGACGAACAAGGGCAACTGTGGGATTGTGTTATTAGCCCAATGGTATGACAAAGGAATAAGCCATACGACACACGGAGAGGCACTTCTTCGAAAGATAGATTCCAGACTAACGGACATTGCTGTTCACGTTAGGACACGAAAGCGAAAAGACTCATTCGACAGAGTGATTACATCGCAAAAGTGAGCGTCCAACACATTAAGAAATTAGTGTGATTGGATACTTCTATCTCTCACTTAGCTCAAGATCTATTCTCAAGAGTAATTAGTATATCAAGTGTTTTAAGAATTTAAGAAGTAAATTAGCACAAGAATATATTTGTAATTACATGAAGACAATAACTGTCAAGATAAACGAAGTAAAGTCCAACCCTAATAACCCACGAATTATTAAGGACGATAAATTCAAGAAACTCGTTGCATCAATAAAAGAACTTCCACAAATGTTGGAGCTACGTCCAATCGTCGTAAATGAAGATATGATTGTTTTGGGTGGTAACATGAGATTGAAAGCGTGTAAAGAAGCAGGACTAAAAGAAATACCAATTATCAAAGCGTCTGAATTAAACGAAGAACAACAACGCGCTTTTATTATTAAAGATAACGTTGGTTTCGGTGAATGGGACTGGGACGCGTTAGCCAACGAATGGGACGCAGAACAATTACAAGAATGGGGTTTGGATGTTCCTAATTTTGACGGTGTGGAGTTGGATGCTGTTGAAGACGACTTCGACGCTCCAGAAGGCGGTATTGAAACGGATATTGTTATAGGCGACTTATTCGAGATAGGAGAACACCGTTTGTTGTGTGGTGATAGTACGGATATTGATAAAGTTGAATTATTAATAAATGGACAGGAAGTTAACTTATTGACAGATCCGCCTTATGGAATTAACGCAAATAAACAAACATTAGGAACAGGAAAAAAGAATTTTCACAGAGGGGATAGTTGGGATACAGAAGTTCCTGATTTTTATTATGTATTAGAATTAGTTAAAAAAGCAATAATTTGGGGAGGCAACTATTTTGCAGACAAACTTCCAATTAATAACGATTGGTTATGTTGGCACAAAAAAAATGACGGCTTAAGTTTTAGTGAATTTGAACTTGCGTGGACTAATTTAGGTAAAAATTGCAGAATGTTATCTCATCATTGGGGAGGTGAAACAAAAGAACACCCAACGATGAAGCCATTAAAACTTATGGAATGGTGCATTAATTATTTAGACGATAAACCTATTTTAGATATTTTCTGTGGTTCTGGAAGTACAATGGTCGCAGCGCACCAACTTAATCGCAAGTGCTACGGAATGGAACTTGACCCGAAGTATTGTCAAGTGATAATAGATAGAATGTTAAAACTCGACCCTTCGTTGACAATCAAAAGAAACGGTGTAGAAATTTAAGCACAAAAAAAGAGGTGGCTTAATAGGTTACCACCTCTCTAAATGAAAATATCACTCCGTTGAATGACGAAGCGAATATACAACATTTATGCTAAATAATAAAGAGAAAAATTAGAAGAATGGCAAACGACCAGAATTTAATACCAGCGAAAAAAGGTGAAGTACGCAACCCCAACGGACGACCGAAGAAATACGTTTCGTTGTTGAAGGAAAGCGGTTACAAGCTGAGCGAAATAAACGATACTATACAAGCTATGATGGCTATGGATATGGACGAACTAAAAAGCGTTTGGGACAACAAGCATGCGACAATACTTGAAAAGACAATAGCCAACGCAATGATGACATCGTTAAAGAAGGGTTCGTTGTATTCGTTGGAAACATTATTGAGCCGTGCGTTTGGCAACCCAAAACAAATGACCGAACTGACAGGCGCAAACAGCGAACCGATTCAAATAATCATCAATGACAAATTATAAGCACCAGTTCGACAAAACACCGAATGAGTAAAGCAAATTTGACATTTGACCTTAACGATTCCGACGATCGTATGGAGTTCGAGCGCATGATGAAGGCGCGCGATATGCAAAATGAACATAACAAACAAATGAACGACAACAAACTAAACTTTCTCAAATCTCAAATATCAATGTTTCATCCAGAGTGGACGAAGGAACAAATCGAGATGGAAGCAATACGCGTACACGAAGAAGCAAACACAATCGACGACGATGACGAAGGTTGTCTTTATTGCGGATCTTAAAACAAAAATAATATGAGCATAAAAGTAAGCATACCTGCTGACTATTCTTCGATTAGCGTCAAGCAATACGTTGACTATCACAGCGCAAAGAACGACATCGACAAGTTGGTGTCAATTAGTAACCTACTGAAGGAACAAGCGGAACAGATTCCCTTTCAACACTTGCCGACTTTAATCGCAGCGTTCGAAGACACACTTGCAAACGAAAGCGCGAAGTTCTTTGAAACGATTACAATCAAAGACAAGGACTTCGGTTTTATTCCTGACCTTTACTCAATCAGCATGGGCGAGTACGCTGACATTTCAACGTGGGCTTCTGACGTGTCGACGAATATGGTCAAGATTATGGGAACGCTTTACCGACCAATAGACAAACGCGTGGGTTCGAAGTACACAATCGTTC